AAATTATTTAGTAACTTCACAAAGCACAAATTTAATAAAAGAGTTGAGGGCTTATTGTTGGGACGCAGACAAAACAGGTAAGACGCTAAACAAACCGCAAGGAAAAAACGATCACGCAATAGACGCAGTTAGATACCACGAAATGGAGACGCTAGGATTAAACAGCACACACGGAAAATATTTTATACGATGAACAATCTACAAGTAATGATGGAAGCGGTACAGATTTACATCTACCAAAAGAAAGGAGTAAAAGTAAGAATTTATTTAAGGGACATCCGAGACATTAACTTACTAAAACAAGCATACGATTACATACAACAAAACCAACACAACAAAAACACGAATAATTAATTATATACTATATGAAGTTAGAACTAAACGTACCGACAAGTTTAAATGAAATTACTTTAGGGCAATATCAAAAGTTTTTAATTACAAAAGACGGAAGCAACGATGAGGAATTCGTAGCACAAAAAATGATAGAGATTTTCTGCGGAATACAATTAAAAGAAATAGCAAAAATGAAGTTAACGGACATTAACGATTTAATATTACACTTCACAAAAATATTTGATGTTACCCCGAAGTTTCAACCAACCTTCAAAATAGGCACGCAGGAGTTCGGATTTATTACAAGCCTTGAGGATATATCATTCGGCGAATACGTAGACCTAGAAAACAACTTATTAAAGTGGGAAACATACCACAAAGCGATGGCCGTGATGTACAGGCCAATAACACTAAAATTTAAAAACCAATATAAGATCGCAGACTACGAACCGAACAAAGACATGCAGGATTTAATGAAGTTCGCACCAGTTGACATAGCGATAGGTTCGAGTGTTTTTTTTTGGAGTTTAGGAAGCGACTTATTACAAAGTTCGCTTTCTTATTTGGAGAAGGAAATGGAGAAGAATCCGAAGATGGCGGAGAGTTTAATGAAACGGCTCAATTCGCAAAACACTGGGGATGGTACCAATCAATTTATGCACTTGCACAAGGAGACATTACAAGATTTGAAGCAATTACCAAACATAAACTTATTGAGTGTCTCACCTATCTCACCTTCGAAAAACAAAAGCAAGAAATCGAGCAAAGGGAACTAAAAAAAATACATAAAAGATGACAGGATACTACAACTTATTAGACAAACTTAAAGCACACTTTGATGCAGACGCGATCGTTAACACGGTAACACAGGGCGACATTTTTAAAGTAGATTTAAGCAAACAAACGATATTCCCTTTATTGCATATTATGGTTAATAACTGCACAATAAACGGAACAACAACAAGTTGGAATGTTAGCCTTATAGCAATGGATGTGGTCGACATTTCAAAAAGCCAGACAACCGATATATTTTTAGGGAACGACAACGAAATCGATGTGCTGAACACACAGCACGCAGTATTAAATCGAGCCTTTGAAATAATGAAGCGAGGGAGTTTAATGTACGATTTATTCCAAATAGAAGGCACCGCAACACTTGAACCATTTACCGAACGCTTCGAAAATTACATGGCAGGCTGGACAATGACATTCGATATTTTAACACCGAACGAAATGACAATCTGCTAAGATGAACCAAAGCGAAGTACAAACACAACTAGAAAAATTTAGAGACTACGTTATTAGCGAAGCACGAAGGAATTTAACCAGCGGAAACAAGAACCACACCAAAGGACTATATGAAAGTTTAAAGGGTAATGTTAAGTCAAGCCCGAATAGTTTTTATATGGACTTCGAAATGAATATATACGGCCAATTCCAAGACAAAGGAGTAAAGGGAGTCGGCGGGGTTCGAAACACAACTAGCAAATTTAATAGATCAAACAACAAGGGCAAAATGTGGAAGCAGAACGCAACCAACAGCCCCTTTAAATTCAAAGAAGGAGTAAAGCCCAGCGTTAAGCATTTTCTGCAATGGAGCGCAAACAAAGGACTAAATCCGTACGCAGTTAGAGAAAGCGTTTATCATCAAGGAATTAAACCTTCTTTATTTTTTACAACACCATTCGAAAGGGCATTTTTAAGACTACCAGATGAACTTATAGAAAAATTCGGACTAGACATAGAAAATTTATTTAATCAAGCAATAAACAAAAACCAAAAGAAATAATGGCAAACATATATGCACGATCCCCGTATATTATTAGAATAGCGCAACCAACACAACTAGGCTCAAAACTAACAATTTTTTTAAGCAGCACAACTTTTACTCCTTTACCGCAATACACGCTAAGCAAGTTAATACCTTCCCCGACAAACGTTAATACACTATACGACATAAGCCCGTACATTAGAGAATACATAAGATTTAATTTATGTGCCGCAGGGGGAAACGCGGCAGTAACAAACCCGACAAACGAACGAGTAAATGTACAACTTAAACTTTATGAATATGACGGAACGGTTTATACACAAGTAGGAGCGACACAAACGCATATAGCATTTGACGGCTATACATACTACGAAGAACTATATAATAAAGATTTAGGAAACTACGGACTAGACGCAGGGAATTATTACTACAACCCGACAAGCGATGCAGGAAAAATACGAGTAACAGGGGGCGCAAGTTTTACGGCAAAATATACAAGTTTTGATTTAATACCAGCGATCACAAGTTTAGCAGTTTCAAATTCAACGTTTGACATTCCACGCGTAAGAACTGCCAACGTTTTAGTAGGGAACAAAGTGGAAATTTTAAATGCCGCTTCCGTAGTGCAGGCGACTTGGAATTTTTACCCACAGGATGAATGTAAATATACACCTGTAATTATTGACTTTGTAAATAGATACGGAGCATGGCAAAGGGAGTTTTTCTTCAAAGCAAGCACTGATAATTTTAACATTGAAAGCACAGAATACAACTTACTACAGACTTCACAATTTCCGTCAACTTTTTACAGCGGGCTGGAAGGCCAAAGAAAAACATTTAACACCAACGGAAAGAAAAGCGTTAAAGTAAATACAGGATGGGTAAAAGAAACATGGAAAGAAGTTTTAAAACAAATAATGCTGAGCGAAAGAATTTTAATAGACAACAAACCAGCAAAGATAAACACCAAGAGCACAGAACTATTTAAACAGATAAACACGAAACAAATAAATTATAGTTTAGAGTTTGAGTTTGCATACGATGTAATTAATTCCGTAATATAATGAAAAGAGAAGTAGGAATATTTATAGGAAAACAGACTACCGCTTCATTACCAACATGCGACTATACTTTTAATTTAAGATCAAACGGTCAAACCGCAGGAGCGCAGATACAATTAATAGCGGGTGGAGTTGTAACGCACACATTAACATACACAAATATAAGTGGGGTTAATGAAGTTTCACAAATATTATCTTTAAACTCAAACACAAGTTATCAAGTTTGGTGGTACAATCCTGGCGCATTTCCGACAAACGTAGGACTACAAATATTTGACGGAAGCGGAACTTTAATTTATGAATTGCCATTTAACACATCATGGCTTTTTGCAACTACATTATTTGTATTAATACCGAGTTGTCCTATTTTGGGAGAATTAGATTATTTTCGTTTAGAATTATTCAACGATGAAAAAATATCTGTTAGTTCAACGATCCAAAATATATCTGATATATCTAAAATTTTTACGGACTTTTCGCAAGGCTTTACTATTCCGTGTTCACCGACAAATAACGCTATATTTCAACACTTTTACCAAAATGATGTTGATGCAACTTTTGATTATCAAAACAGGCACGATGCCTATATTGAAATTGATACGGTTTTATTTAGGCGGGGCAAACTTCAACTCGAAAAAGCAAATTTAAAAAACGGGAAAGCAAATAGTTACTCGGTTACTTTTTACGGAGCGGGAGTAAGTTTAAAAGACTTTTTCAATGAGGATAAATTAAACCAGTTAGATTTTTCAACATTAAACCACGATTACACAAGCCAAGAAATACACGACAGAATCACAATAGACAGCGCAACGACTGACTACAACGTCCGATACCCTTTGATAACTTCCAAAAGACTCTGGCAATTTGGATCAAGCGTGCCAATTCCACAAGCCGACTGCCCCGAATGGTTTACTTATCCAGTAGACGACTCAAATAATATAGGAGCGGCAGCAGGACAAATAGTTTTTACAGAATTATTCCCTGCGGTTCGAGTTGCAAATATTTTTGATTTG